CACCCCGATGCCGTTTGCCCAGGCGCAGATCGAAGACAAGATGCGCACGGCCTGTATCACCATTGATGCCAAAGACTACTTTGACATTAAGGAACCCATCGTCAACGTCATCCAGGTGGAGATGTCGCCCAAAGCGCGGCGGCAATACCGGGACATGGAGCAGGAAATGTTCCTGGCGCTGGACGGCGGCAAAGAGATCGAGGCATTTAACGCCGCCAGCAAGACTATTAAATGTTTGCAGTTGGCCAATGGCGCCATCTATACCGACGACAACCGAACCACCCATCAGGAGGTACACAATGAAAAGATCAAAGCGTTGGAATCCATTATCGAAGAGGCTGCGGGCATGCCGGTATTGGTGGCCTATCATTTCAAGCACGACCTGGCACGATTGCGACGCGCGTTCCCTCAGGGCCGGGCGCTGGACGCTGACCCTGGCACGATCCGCGCGTGGAATAACGGGGAGATACCGGTGCTTTTCGCTCACCCTGCGTCGGCGGGGCATGGCTTAAGCCTGCAAGACGGCGGCAATATCATCGCCTTCTTCGGCCTGTGGTGGGACATGGAGCAACACATGCAAATCATCGAGCGCATTGGCCCGACCCGCCAGGCGCAAAGCGGTTACGACCGGCCGGTGTTCGTGCATTACCTCACCACCAAAGGCACGCTGGACACCGAGGTGCTGGCCAGATTACGCAACAAGAAATCCATTCAAGATACTTTATTAGACGCAATGAAAACGAGGATATAACTATGAGCGAAACAACCAACCTGGCACAAACCTTAATCGAACGGGGTACCCGCTACGGTGCTTTCGATATGCACGCCAATATCACCCAAGATCTGAAGGCAGTAATGAGAGACGCCCATAAATGGGAAAGTCTTAAACCTGATCAAAAGGAAGCGCTGGAAATGCTCGCCCACAAGATCGGTCGCATCCTAAACGGCGATCCAAACTACGACGACTCTTGGATCGACATCGCGGGTTACGCGAAGTTGGTGGCGGATCGCCTGACAGCTCGGAGAGAACATGGTTAAGAAAACTTTCCACTGTCGAGCCTGCCATCACGATCAACCGATCGAGAACCTGGGCAAGATAATACCCAGCAACAAGTCGAAGCGCTGCCAGTCGTGTTGCGATAAAGCCAAGGCGGCGAAAGGCAATCAGTTGTTACTTGAATTTATAAAGCCCGGCTTGCGCTATCGCCGGGAATGGTCGGAGCAAAGTGCATGAAAATATTAACGAGTCCCGCTGAACAGATTGAGTGCAAACAAAAATACATAGAGTACCTGAAGCAGCTAACCAGCGGGTTAGAGAAAGAAATTTCCGAACTGGAACAGGTTGACCCGTATGCCGAACTTAAAGCGGCTCATGCTGCGGGTAAGCGGTTAGCAGTTAAGGCGTATCGATATGGGAGGCCTGTGTATGAACCATTAGCTAATCCAGCTAGGGATGCAGTAGTTAAAGACTACAAAATCGTTGAGGATGATGAAATAGACGAAATACGGGTTTCTTCAAAATTCGGCTACCAAGTAATTAAATTTACCAAGTGCGCCCTGACCGGAAAGATAAGCGCGGAGGTGATCGAATGAAATTATTAATGACCATTGAAGACGTAGAGACCGCTACGGGTATCAGTCGCTCGTCGATCAACCGCTTGATCCTAGAGAACCGCTTTCCTCCGGCCGTCAAGATCGGCGGCAATAAACGCTGGCGGGTGAAGGATGTTGTCGCCTGGACGGATAGCTTGTGTGAAGATCCTGTGCTGACTGCGGTGCAACCGGCCAAGCGCGGTCGGCCCAGGTTGGCGGTTTAACCCAGCAACAAGGCGAGTTCGTCAGCTTTTAAATGAGTATATCGGGATAGCATCTGCAACGTCTTATGCCCCGTTATCGATTTAACTTGCATGACATCAAGCCCCTTCTCGAATAGCCGACTTGTTGCTTCGTGCCGGAGATCGTGAGTATGCAGATCCTCAATACCCGCTTTGCGGCATGCGCGCATGAACGATTTGCTGTAGTGGTCTTCCTGGAATTCAAACAGCTTGCCGTCGATGCGCAAGGGCAGGGCGGCAATCGCAGCCAACGCAGCAACCGATAACGGCACCGCGCGCGGTGTTCCGTTCTTGGTATCGGGCAGCCTGGCAACCGCGCCTCTTATCCACGATCGTCGTAAACTGACCAGCTCTCCCCGGCGCATGGCGGTCTCTATTGCCAGCGTGACAAACGCCCGCATCTCAGGCGAGCACTGCGCCAGTATCTGTTCTTCTTCACCCGGTTGTAACCTTCGATCTCTACCCAACGCCGCTTTCGGTTTGCGAATCATTAGCACCGGATTGGTTAAAGGAAAGCCCCACTCTTTGATCGCGATGGTGAAAACGTGGGATAGTAGCGCCAAATCTTTGGTTACCGTGCTGCCGCTTTTGCCTGATGCAATGCGTGCATCACGCCACAGCGCAACGTCAGTCTGTTTGATGGTGCCGATACCTTTGGTGGCGAGCTTGTCGCCCTTCCATAAGTTAACGCGATACATATCGCGGGCCGCACCTTTCTTTTGAGGAATGATCTCAGTGGCGTACCGGTCAAGGCACTCAGACAGGGAGGTGGTTAAGGTTTCTCGGTTATCAACGTAGGTGCCTACGCCCATGCCTGACTCGATAGTCAGAGCCCAGCGTTCACCCTCGGTGCGGGAATTGAAGGTACGCGAAATCGAAGCGTGACCTTTGCGCCTGACTTGAACGAACCACCCTGAATTTCTTTTAGTAAAAGTTGCCATGCGGCAGGATGATACACTTCAAATAAGCAGGGTCAAATAATATCCATTGCATCACCATTGCATCAAATGCCCCGGGATTAAAAACGAAAATCACTTAACTCATTGAAAAATATGGTGGCGATAGGTGGACTTGAACCACCGACCCCGGGGTTATGAAACCCATTTTTGCCGTTATTAATCAACAACTTAAATTATAAGCTGTTGATTAACAAGTGAAAAATTAGATATGAATTGTCATGTTTGTTGATGTTTTGATGCACTCATTGCATCAGAATTGCATCAGTCTTTTACTGCCAACCCCAAACCACCCACCAGGGTGCTGGTTGCCAACATGATCGGCATGGGATCTTTGCCGAAGCCGTAAAAAGTTGCGGCGACGATTGCGCCGATCACCCACACCAAGCCGCGTTGGGTGCTTGCTTGCGTCCAGTCTATTCCTAATATCATTTGAATGCCTCTTGTAGTTTGTTAACGTAATCTTGACAAGCCCTTGCGGTCTCGGTTACTTGGTCGGCGCTGGATTGCCGGTCAATAAGTCGATCCGCAGCTGTTCGCTGTACCATCCAGGTGTCGGCAGCTGCCTCATCGCTACCGGTGGCGGCGCTGGAAGAGTCGGGCAGGGCGCTGCAATTGCTGCGGGCGGAAGGTTGGCGGCGCAACCGACTAGCCAACAGCTTGTGATTATCATCAGTAAGCGCGTCAATCTTTTGTGTGTTTTCAAGGGATACCTTCTCTATAGTCTGGGCGGCGTCGGCCAGTTGGTTTTCGATGGCGGCATTTTTTAAATGCGCAGCGTATAAAACTTCGTTGGATTGGGCTTTGTTCTGCGCTTCGCGCTCGGTGAACTTCTTGTCGGCTTGCAGATAGCCAGCGGAGTAAACCCCGAACAGTAAAGCTACCAACAGCAGATAGGGCGCTGCCGCTTTGATAAAGTTAAGCAACAGGAATGACATAGTATCGCCCGGTTATAAATTGTTTGGCAACGCGCGCAGCGCGCTCCGGTGTCTGTTGCGCCCATTGACTGTCTAGCGCTTCTTTATGCGCCAGTTCCCAGTCAAACCTGGCCAACGCACGGCGCATTTTGTTGAAGCTCAAGAAGGTGTCTATCCCCAATTGAAAGGCCATGTTGAGACACGCGGCCTGGCGAACTTCGTCTAACAAACTGAAAGACATCCATTGTTTGCTGATCTGCTTCTGAGTTGTCTGAATATCCAGCGCCAATAGCACCTCAGCTTGCTCTTGGGTGATCTGTTCCGGGATCTCTTCACCCGGGTGCGCGTCGAGGTTGTGGCCATAGCCGATGGTTTTGTGGCCCTTCGTGCAGAGGTAAGGCTTAAGCCTTAGGCCTTCTTCAAATTTGAGTTGTTGCGTTACCACTGCACATGCCCCTTGATCCAATAGCCGAACGCGCCCAGCAGGCCCAGCACTGAATACTGGGCGATCGCTTTGGCCGCTTCCATAAACAGTTCTTTGCGTCGCGCTTCCATTTCAATATGCTCCTGTATCCACTCGCAGTGGGAGCAATGCACCTCGGCCTTGTTCTCGTTGTGCGTGTGTAGCGCGCGCAAAACAATCTCTTCGATCAATTCGGGGGTCATAACTTATCCTAAATCAATGCAGCTGAAATAAACATATCATCAATCTCTGCGCTGGTTTTGCCTAGTGCAGTTAGCACCGAGATGACCAATGGGTTCGATCTCTCTACGGTTGTTGAGTAGTCCCACCAAATTCTGTTTTCGGTCGTTGTAATCTCGGCTTCGACATCATCGAGTAAGGCCATACTTAACAGAGCCAAACGGGCTTGCCGCATTGTCAAGATTGGGATAATGACCGGCTTCGCTGCTTCGGCTGCTGCTCTAATTGCGTCCGCTTCCGCTTGAGTTATCTTTACGCACCCAGCAGGTAAATGGTTCTCTAGCTCTTCAGAGTCTAAAAAAATAAGTGTGTTATTACGTGTTATATAGTTTGGCATAATATTTAGTATTGGTAATATACTTGTGAGGGCGCAACGGATGTAAATCGGTAGTAATAACCGGGGGGAACAAAAAAACTACCCCACCCAAAACTCGACCATGTCCCTGAATTATATGAATAAGCTGCACAAACCTGTATCCAACCAGTTGTTCCGTCTGCTGATATTTCAGCATAGGAGGTGTTTGTTCCCCCGGATGGATTCATGTACCTTATATGGTAGTTTTTACCGGAACTATTTAAATAAGCAGTTGTTAAAACGGGTGTTAATACCCCGCCAACCTTCCCTGAATTTATAGTATTAGATACTTGCCCAAAATTAACCGCATCATTTCCAGACGCTCCATTAGCCACGCTAAAAACCTGCGTATTGAGTCCCTCCAACTTTGCATAGCGAATATCACCCGCTGTTTGCAACAAAGGATTCAATACCACAAACCCAGTCCCGTTATACTCAACATTCGTCAGTTGATTTAACCCCAGCTTAGCTGTTACCAATGCGCCAGTTGCGTCATATTGTTGTAGGTTTGCGGTTACTGATCCAACTGTGAGCGTTGGTGTTACGCCCGATGCTAAATGGAAATTGACCCTGAGCCTTGTGTTAGCTGTTGGCGTTGCAATGGTCGGAGAGGGCGCAGCAACATAGGCGGTTGAGGTTCCGGTTGTTGTAACAGCCGTATTGGTTTGTTTTTGCAGATCGGTGGTGGACGGTACACCCAACGCCGTCTGTACTGAGGTTGCATTGGTCAACGGCATTAGGCTCGACATAAACACCGATATATTATTTACAGCAGCAGCAACTACCGCGGAAGCTGCCGCTGCGATAGCGCTGCTATCTGCGTTGCCTGCTTTGGTTGTTGCGATACCCGCCTGGGTTGTTGCTGTTGTTGCAAAGCCGGAGGCGGATGCCGCCGCACTAACGGCAGTGGTTTGCGCGGTAAAAATGGAAGCTAACAACTGCGCGGGTGTCTGTGTCGATGAAATATTGGTGGTAACACTACGCGTTATGGTTTCTGCAATCTGCTGTACAAGGATAGTCAAGCGATCCAGCGCGTCGTTAATAACGCTTGGATAAAAGCCCCCGTTGTTGGTGAGTACCACCGGTTGTAGGAGCGGCACGGAGCTGGACAGCGTGATCAAGATCCCGGAAGCCGGTACCGATACGGTGGATACCGATCCGCCGGGGTTACTGTCCTGGTTCGCGTTGAGCGAAACACTGTAATCCGTCGATAGGGTTAGGGTCGTTTCTATCCCCGACAAATCGGTACGGGTGACGACCAGATCCGACCCTGCGAATACTTTGAATGAAAAAGGGAAGGAGGTCGTCAGACCGTTACCGGTGTACGGCCCCGCTTTACGATTGGTACTGGCGATAGACATAGTTACACCTCAAGAAAGTTAGCGTAAGGCTAACCCCCCGGGGTGCTAACAAGTGCATCAGTGCTGCCTGCTTTCCGGACTTGGCGCACCGGTGATCAGACCCCGCGCCAGGTCGATCGGCCCGGTCGGATCGATCTTGCCTTGTGCCGCGCCGGCCAGGTAGCCCAACGGTCTGGCCGCAACACTTGCAGGAAGTCCTACGGACAAAGAGATCAGCGTTGCTACGTCACGCACGGTTTGCTTGGCGTTGCCTTCACCACTTGCAATGTCGATGGCGTCTTTTACCGCACCTCCCGCACTCTCAAGCGCGCTGATTACCGGAGACAAACTGACCCGGTCATCGATCGGATTATTGTTGAACCGAGCAATCATGCTGTTAGCCACTTGCCCAACAAAAGGCACGAAGGCGGTGGCGTTGCGAATCGGCCCGTAGACGAACAACGACATCAACCAGTCGTCGAGATACTCGCCGTCCTTGTCATCGTCGCCGGGCCCGCCCCTGAACCCTTCGGCGATGGCTTGCGCCACCAAAGCCGGCACATAAAAGCCCAACACGAAAATCATAAAACCTTTGCCCTTGTTCTTACGCAAGCCCATCTCCTGGGAGACTTTGCCGAACTCGGTACCCAACAGGTTGGCTTGCATGTTGAAGTAACCCGCAAACAAAGTAAACAACCGGTGCCAAGCGTCGCCGGTCTCCATGCGACTGACGTCTTCGGCTTGTGAGCTGCCCTGGGTCTGGCGTACCACCGCGTCGGCAATACGCACCGCTGCTTTCTCGTCGTAGTTTTCCTCCAGTGCCTGGTCGAAGGCACCCTTCCAGATGATTGGGCCCATGACATTGTCGACCGCTGACTGCATAAAGAATTGGTGCTGCTTCGTCCAGGCCTGGGCATTCTCGAACAAGGTCGGGTTAAGCAGAATCTGATCGATGTCGTTCATCATCGCGCCGACTTCATTCTCCATGCGGTGCGCCATGTACATAGACATATCGGCAATCTGCGCAGTGAACGCTTTGGGCGCTTTCATGTAGTCGGCAGTTGCGGACAACAATCGGGACGGCGATACCTTAACCGCTGCCAGAGAGAAACCGGTGATCTGCTGTGCGGTATTGCTGACGTTGGCAAACATCGCCGCCATGCTGGTACGGTTGCGCAGGGTGTTCAGAAATCGCGTCATCCACGGCATACCGGAGATTGGCGTGGTGACTTGCTGGTGCGCGGTGCGGTTTAGCCAGGGGATCAGCATATCGTTGATCGCCGCCGGATCTTGCCGGTTCAGCCCCGACTTGACCGCGCCGGTATTAAGTAGTTTGGTGGCGTCGCGTACCGGCATCTCCAGGTGACTGAACATCAGCACCTTGTCCAGATGCTGCGGCAGGGTGCGCAAGTCCAGCATTAATGGCCGGTTGTAATCAACCCGCGCCATAGTAAAGCCTTTGCTGGCGCTGGGGAAGGCGTGGGCCATGCTGTCCTTGCCTTCTTCGACCAGCTTTTTAAGCGCCATGTCTTTGACGATTCGACTGTCAACCGACGCCGGGATATAACCGCCGCGATAGCTGCCCCAGGGCGTCATGAATTCATTGGCGGTGACTTCAGTGAAGTAACGGCCAAAGGCATCCCGGTGCGCTTTCTGCGCCAGGGGTTTGGTCTTGTCGAGCAGATCCCAGATAGTCTGGGCAAAGTCGAAATGCGCCTGGGTCAGCACACCTTCGTGGATCATGCGTTGTATGAATATATCCCACTTGGTCGTGTCGACCGTGCCGTCAGCGCGTTGATCTGCCCACTTACGACCCAGCAATAATTTGCGCTTGTTGGAGTCGTTACCGGTGTGCAGGATTGCGTGCAGCAATTCGTTCATCGCCACCCCTCCAGAGTCTTTGCCGAAGGTGTAGTTCAGTTCAGGGGCGTGGAGGTTGGTAGTCTTGAAAGTCGGCGCAATGGCGGCGAACGCCGCGCGCAGTTCCTTAAGGTAGCCGATCTTGTCGGCGCGGTAACGATCGGCCGCTTCTCGCACCGGCGTCCACAGGTAGCGGCGGAACGGACCCATCTTATTAAGCCCGTCCTTCAGATCCACCCAGGACTCGACGCGGCGCAATACTGCTTTCAACGAAGCGAAGCGCATCATGCGCTCTTCGCCGGGCGTCACCGCGCTGAAGTCGCCGGGCATGACGTCGGGCACGCCGATCTCGTTCAGGCGGAAGCCCAATTCTTCAGCAACCAGCTCGCGGTTGAATAGCTGGCCATCGATCTCGATGGTCTTGTTGCGCTTGGACAAATGCCACAGGGTGTGGATCTCTTCGGCTAGCTCGCGTAACTGCTCGACCGTCAGATCACGGATGGTGGGCTTGCCCTGGAACTTGGCCGACGCGGCCATGGCTTCGGCAAACTGCACGCTTTGACTCAACACCTGGTAGGCTTGCGGATCGTACTTCTCGACCGACTTCAGATACTCCAGACCGGTCTTGGCTTTGCCGTTGTAACCGAACAACCCCAAAACCGCGCGCGCCGCGTTGACCACGTCCATATCGCGCAGCTTGGCCAGGTCTACGTCCTTGCCGCCGATCACCTTCTTGAAGAATTTGTCGATCTTGGCGACTTCGTCTTGTGCATCCATTGCCGCTTTGGCCGCATACAGGTTAAACAGTTGGTTCTTCTTCTCGGCTTCGGCGTTGATGAAATCGCCGTCCTTGAAATACTTGTCCGCTGATTTGGCGGCGCGGGCTTCGGCTTGGGTGAACTGCCCGGGGGTTACGTGGCGTACTTTCTTGCGCCCAATGATCTCGGCCGCCAGGGCTTTGGCCGCGTTGACCAACACCCGGGGTTTACCGGTGATCTCGGCCAGGGCGTTGGCTTCGGTGGCGACCACATGCGCGCGGTATTCGTTATGCACCGCAACGTCGGCTGCTTTCTCCAGCGCTTGCGGGGTGGCGATATCGCCGTACTTTTCCAACATGCGCGCGTCGGTCTGATCTTCGATCACTTCGTTGGGGGGCCTTGCCGCCACCAGGGCGCGCAGCAGTTCGTCACCGGAGTGGAATTCGGGTTGGCCTTGGTCGTCCAGTACCAGGTTGGCGACGATCTCAGGATCGAAGCCGTCTTTGACTGTAGTCATCTTGCGCGCTTTAAGCACGTCCAGCACGTCATCGTGATAGCCCGCAGCGAGCAGTTCGCCCAGATCCAGGCGCACTGCGGTTAAGGCGTGCGGGTTGACGACTTGCTCGCCGGCTTTGCGATTATAATCGTACTCGGTGGAGTATTGCTTGTTGCCGCGCAGCTCCGCGTCGAAGGCGTCTTCCAGATCGCGGATGTCGGCTTTGCCGTGCGCGTCGGCGGGCAGATAGCCGTGCTCCACCAACGCTTCGACCATGCCGTCGATGGATAGCCCGCCCTCTTTGCGCCATACCGGTTTGCCAAACACCCCGGAATAGGGCTTATAGGCCGGGTCTAAATCCCAGGTGGTCATCAGCTCGGCTTTGTTTAGGCCGCCCAACTTGGCGATGGCGGCGAACAACGAATCTTTGTCTGGCTCGACTAGGTTGGGGTTGGATTTGGTCTTGGCATCGAACGCCGGGATCTTGTTGTCGTCGCTGATCTTGCCGGTCAACAATGACCAGGCGCGGTACACCGGTTGCGACATCACCTGGCGCTTAACGTCCATGTGCTCTTCGCGGCGTTTTTCCTTGGCGTCTTTCTGCAAGCCCTTCATGGCTTTGGCGCGGGCGTTTCGGAGCCATTGCAAGTCACGCAGCAGTCGTGACTGCAATTGATCTTGCGACGCGTCGGTGGCCCGAATCAACGACTCTTGATAAATGGCGAACTCTTCAGGGGTCATCGAAGCGTCTTCGGGCGAAGCAAATAGCGGCATCATACTGCGCGCTTGTTGCGCCTGGGCGATCTCCGCTTCCGAGGCCAACATGCGATCGAATACGCCGCGCAGCTCGTCGTTGATCTCGACGTTCAAGGCTTTGGCGGACTGATACACCCGTCTAAGCCATTGAGCAAAGCGTTGGAACAAAGGTGCCAAGGCCAGGCTGGGCGCTTTGCTCTCGTACAGATACGACTCAAAGCCGCGCGCGAACTGCTCATGGAACGGGCGCTTCTGCTCCAGATCCATGCTGTACCAGGTGTTGATATCCGATACGCCAAACCAGGCCAACGTGGCGTTGGCATCGTCGAGAATAGAGCGCTGCCCGACCGATAGCGCATCGATACCCAAGTCTTCGGCCATGCGCTCGAGCTGCGACGCCAGGTGAAGGTGAGTCTCTAAGAAGAAATGCCCGGTCTCATGTAGAAAGGTCGACAGGTTTGCGTCTTTGAAAAGCGAGATGGTTAGTGATTCGGGGTTAAAGCTGCCTCGATTGACTTCGGCACCCTGGTGCAGGATGTTATTATCATCTGTCGAGGCCAGTGCTATTTTCAAAGCACCTTGGTCGATGGTAACGCCTCGGTCTTCCTTGGCAAAATCCTCTATAGTGCGTGTATCAGGCTTAATGGCAACATTAACATTCTGCCCGTCAGCTTGGCGGTACATGCTCTCAGAGGTGGAGAAGGCCCTGTTCTTGCCTTTGTTCTCAACGAACCCGAAGCGCTTATAGAACGCAACCAACCGTTTCTTATTGACCCCAAAATCAGAATAATATATGACGACTAATAATAAAAAGAAAAAAATAGGATTGTTGTCCGACGATTTAAGAATGAATTCTGGAATTGCTACAATGTCCAGAGAGTTCGTA